GTCAAAGGTATTATACCAAGAATCGATAGGTAATGTCAAGCTTTGATTATCTTGCTTTATGTGCTATAATGTCTACATATTAGTATGTTAAATATGGCAATGACTTTTACCACAATGACAAAAAGAAAAAGATCAGAACATTATGTGAATAACAAAGAGTTTTTATCTGCTCTTATTGATTATCAAGCTGCTGTAGAAAGGTCTTATATTGAAGAGTTCGGAGAAGTTCTGACAAAAGATAAAAAAGGACAAAAGTGGAGCACTAAACCTGTTATCCCAAAATATATTGGAGCGTGCTTTTTAAAGATTGCTACTCATCTATCATATAAAACTAATTTCATCAACTATATTTTTATTGATGATATGGTGTCTGATGGGATTGAAAACTGTGTGCAATATATCCACAACTTTAATCCAGATAAATCTAAAAATCCTTTTGCTTATTTTACTCAAATCATTCATTACGCTTTTCTGAGAAGGATTCAAAAAGAAAAAAGACAGTTGGATATTAAAAGTAAGATTCTTGAAAAAACTGGATTTGATGAAGTCTTTTGGAATGACAATAACACTATTGACAGTTCCAACTACTCGGACTACAATAGCATCAAGGAAAGTGTTCACATGAAAACCCGTTACTAAATGAAAGTCGCTATTATCACAGATACTCATTACGGTGCCCGTAAAGGGTCTAAAGTTTATCATGATTATTTTGAACTATTTTATAAAAACGTATTTTTTCCGACACTAGAAGAATATAATATTGATACTGTCATCCATATGGGTGATGTCTTTGATAGTAGAAAGTCTATTGATTATACATCTTTAGAATGGGCAAAACGAGTTGTTTTTGAACCTTTATCAAAGTATAAAGTTCACATGATTATTGGAAATCATGATACTTATTATAAAAACACAAATAGAGTTAACTCTCCAAATTTACTATTAAAGTCATATTCAAATATTAAAACATATTCTGATCCGACAGAAGTAAAAATTGGTGGACTAAATATTTTACTTTTACCTTGGATCAATGAAGACAATCAAGAACTTTGCCATAAACTCATTAAAAATACAACTAGCAACTGTGCGATGGGGCACCTTGAGCTTAACGGATTTAGAGTTAATTCGCAAATCGTCATGGACCATGGTCATGAGAGCAAACTATATTCAAAGTTCACCAAGGTCTTCAGCGGTCACTTTCACACTAGATCGGATGATGGACGAATCTTCTACTTGGGAAACCCATACGAAATGTTCTGGTCAGATGTTGGTGATAGGAGAGGATTCACCATCTTTGATACAGAAACTCTTGAGCATTTTCCAGTAGATAATCCTTATAGTCTATATCATATTGTTGAGTATGATGATTTGACTATGGATTCTTTTAAACTAAATCATTTTGATGTTAGTAAATATGAAGACAAAATTGTAAAGGTCATTGTCAAAAACAAAACAAAACCTAAAGTGTTTAATAAGTTTTTAGACAAAATATATCTTGCAAATCCATATGAGGTTAAAATAACCGAAATCCTTCAAGAAAGTAGTATTGAAAATGAAGAAGATATTGACATTGAAAATACAATGACAATACTTTCAAAATATATTGAAAATGCTGATGTTGACCTAAATAAAAGTAAGGTTCAAAATCTTGTACGAAAGATTTATAAACAAGCGTGTGACATTGGCTAGAAGGTATGTTTATAATCACTATTGCTGGGAAAGAAGATGAAGGAGCTTATTCAGTCAAAGATGAGTTTGATGAAAAAGTTCTTTACATCTTTGAAGAAGAAGATGATGCAACTAGATTTGCTATGATGCTTGAGGATCAAGGTACTCCTGAAATGCACGTTATGGAAGTCGAGGCAGATGCTTTAACCCAAGCATGTCAAATGCATGATCATAAATATCAAATATTTACAGTAGACGATTTTGTAATCCCACCAGAATAAAACATGATTCTCTTTGAAAAAATTCGTTATAAAAACTTTCTTTCTACAGGAAATGGTTTTACTGAACTAGATTTGAATGATTCAAATACTACACTGATTGTAGGAACAAATGGATCAGGAAAAAGTACCTTTCTTGATGCTTTAACTTTTGGATTGTTTGGAAAATCTTTTAGGGGTATTAATAAACCTCAACTAATAAACTCTACAAATGAAAAAGATTGTCTAGTTGAGATTGAGTTTACTATTGGAAGTGTTAAGTGGAAAGTTCGTAGAGGTATAAAACCTGCAATATTTGAAATCCATAAAAATGATCAACCCCTAGATCAAGATGCTTCATCCATTGAGCAGCAAAAGTGGTTTGAACAAACAGTTTTAAAAATGAACTACCGTTCATTTACACAGATTGTTATTTTAGGAAGTAGCAACTTTGTTCCTTTTATGCAACTTACTGCAGCTAGTAGGAGAGAAGTTATTGAAGATTTATTAGACATTAAAATATTTTCTTTGATGAGTTTGGTTATAAAAGAAGATATTAAAATGCTTAAAAGCAATCTTAATAATCTGACTCTAAAACGAGAATCTTTGCATGAAAAAATATCTATGCAGAATGGATTTCTTGAAGATATTGAAAAACGGGGCAAAGAGTTTATTGCAGAAAAATCAAATAAGGTTAACGAACTTATTAAAGAAGAAAATGAAGTTGAAAATGCCACTGAAGAGTTACTTCTTAAACTTGAAAAGATGGATGATGAACTTCAACAGTTTTCTAACGCTAGAGAAAAACTTCGTAAGTTGGGTAATCTGAAGGGAAAAATCACTCAAAAAATATCAACGATTACAAAAGAGTATAAGTTTTTCAATGACAATACAGTATGCCCTACCTGCACTCAAAGTATTGAAGAAACTTTTCGGTTAAATAGAATAGGTGATGCCAAACAAAAGGCAAAAGAACTCAAATCTGGTTTTGAAGAACTTGAGAGGACTATTCGTGGTGAGGAAATGCGAGAACAAAAGTTCAATGACATTTCTTCTGAAGTAACTAGCGTAACACATGGTATTTCTACAAACAATACTCGGGTTTCATCAATACATCGAGAGATCCAAAGTCTACAACATGAAATTCAAAAAACTTCCGAGAATATTCAAAACCAAAATATTGAACATGATAAGCTAGAAGAGTTTCAGAAAAAGTTAGATTCTTGTTTAGATGAGATTGAAACCACCCAAGAAGAAATAACAAATCATGATTTTGTTTATGGATTATTAAAAGACTCTGGCGTTAAATCTAAAATCATTAAAAAATATATTCCTATCATTAATCAGCAGATTAATCGATATCTGCAGTTGATGGATTTTTATATTAACTTTAAACTTGATGAAGAGTTTAAAGAATCGGTTGAGTCACCTATTCATGAAGATTTTTCCTATCAGTCTTTTAGTGAGGGTGAAAAGCAAAGGATTGATCTCGCTCTATTGTTTACATGGAGAGAGATTGCTAAGATTAAAAACTCAGCAAATACAAACTTGCTGATAATGGATGAAATCTTTGATAGTTCTCTTGATGGGTATGGCACAGAAGATTTCTTGAAAATCGTTCGGTATATTATTAAAGACAGTAATATCTTTGTAATATCTCACAAGAATGGACTTGAAGATAAGTTTGAACGTGTGTTAAAGTTTGAAAAAGTAAAAGGATTCAGTAGAAAAGTATGACAAAAAGTTTAGTTACTGGTGGAGCTGGATTTATTGGATCAAATCTAGTAGACAGACTCCTAGAGATTGGGCATGAAGTTGTAGTAATCGACAATGAGTATTCTGACGCTCATGAGCAGTTTTACTGGAACGATGATGCTGAAAACTATAAATATGATATTCGTGACTATGAAAATACACGTCCATTGTATGATGGAGTTGATTACGTTTTTCATATCGCGGCAGAAGCAAGGATTCAACCAGCAGTAGAAAATCCAATCCAAGCAGTGGATATTAACTGCGTTGGTACAGCAACAGTTTTACAATGTTCTAGGGAAGCTGGTGTTAAGAAAGTAATCTATTCTTCAACATCATCTGCATATGGAATGAATCAGATTCCAAACAAAGAAACTCAACCTGATGATTGCTTAAATCCATATTCTGTATCCAAAGTTGCAGGAGAAAAACTTTGCAAAATGTATACAGATTTGTTTGGTCTTAAAACGATTATCTTTAGATACTTTAATGTGTATGGTGAGAGGCAACCTATCAAAGGACAATATGCTCCTGTTATTGGAATCTTTCTAAGACAAAATGCTGCAGGAGAAAATCTAACTGTTGTTGGTGATGGCACTCAGCGCAGAGATTTTACTCATGTAAAAGATGTTGTTAGTGCTAATGTTCTTGCTGCAACGACTGATCATTCTGCAGTAGAGTACGGAGCAGTGTATAACGTGGGAAATGGAAAGAACTATTCTATTAATGAGATTGCAAAAATGATTTCATGGAAGATTACACATATTCCTCCTAGACCAGGTGAGGCAAAAGAAACACTTGCTGACAACGATAAACTCAGGTTGACATTTGCGTGGAAACCTACTATAAATATGGTTGATTGGATTAGGCGAGCAATCGATGAAAGTCCCAAACTGGCAACACCACTCCAAGAAGGAACAGAAGCGGAAGTTGAAACCACAAGCACTGAGGGCGAGGAAGGAAGCACTCAGACAGTTTAAAAAGCGTCACATGGATCGTCCTACGGGGCGATCTTTTTTTGTATCCTGACTTCAGTTCAAACAAAAACCATGACCGTCAACCTGGAAATCAAGGGTCAACTTGCAAAACTTCTAGCAACTGAAGATCTGGTTGTAGAACATAAAAAAGTAGAAACGGCAATGTTCAATGTCGATACTCGCGTATTGACCCTTCCTATGTGGAAGAAAGCGAGTAACGAAGTATATGACATGCTTGTTTCTCATGAAGTTGGACATGCACTGTTTACTCCTAATGAGGATCCAACTATTAAAGTGCCGATGCAGTTTATCAATATTGTAGAAGATGCTCGTATTGAGAAGATGATGAAACGAAAATATGCTGGCATTCCTAAAACTTTTCGTCGCGGTTATCTTCAACTTCATGAGGATGATTTCTTCTGCCTTGAAAATGAAGATATTTCTTCAATGAATCTTGCTGATCGTGTTAATCTCTTGTTTAAAGTTGGATCTTTCATGGAAGTTCCAATCAAGAACAGTAAAGAATCTGATATTGTTGATATGGTTGCCAATGTAGAAACTTTCTTTGATGTACAAATAGCTGCAGAAGCTCTTTACAAATATTGTAAAGAAGAGCAAGAAGCAAATACTAAAACAGATATTCCCGATCAAAAAACTAATCCCCAAGACTCTGGGCAGGGAGATTGTCAGACCGAAGATATGCAACAAACTGAAGAGCAGCAAGAAGAGCAAGAACAGCAAGAAACTAATACTTCTCCCAGTATGGCAGGTGGTTCTTTTAAAAGTGAAGAACCAGATGAAGAGGAATCTTATGGTGGAACAGATCCAGAAGTAAAGACTGATAGTGCATTTAATGACAGCATTAAAAATCTTGTTGATCTAAATTCTGTTGGAAATAACTATGTAGAACTTCCTGACTTAAATCTTGAAACCGTAATCAACTCAAATAATAAAGTTCATTCTGTTATTTCAGATCACTTTAATATTTTTGAGAGTGAAGTGTTTTCTACTGTAGATAAAACTTTCCGCGAGTATAAAAAAACTGCACAGAAAGAAGTCAACTATCTTGTGAAAGAGTTTGAGTGTAAGAAAGCAGCAGATTCTTATTCCCGTTCTAGTACTTCCCGCACGGGTGTTCTAGATTGCACTAAAC